AGAAAAGGGTAGATCCATTCCGGATCTACCCTTTTTGTTTGCCTGCTTATCCTCCTGAACTGGCAGCCCAGCGGGCCAGCTCAGGCCCTTCTCATTTACCCGTAGGCTTTGATGCTGTTATTATTGCCTATCTCTGTTTACCAGCAGAAAAAGACGCTACTTAGGTTGTTAATAAGTAGCGTCTTTTTATTTGCCTTAGTTATTATTTACTTTTCATCAGGCGGTTGAAGTCGTTTCCATAGATCATACAGTTTTGACCAACCATACATAGCAACAAAGGCCACAAAGAATCCAGCAACTATGCTCGCTAAGATGAAATACCAAGTAATGGGTATCGTCTTGTAACCTGCATAGATAAAAGCTGCCGTAAGAGTAAATCCAATTGAAAGTACGAAGACTTCCAAGTCAGTGGGGATTTTGTTGAGAAACGGCAGTCGCTTCGTTACTTCGGTAATTACCGAAACAAGGAAGACCAGGATGCTCACGGCCAGGATAGCTATGGGCAAATACGTAGCGATAAGTTCTTGCATGTTTGTTCCTCCTTTTTAATTTATGTTTAGCGAATGCTAAACTTTTTTAGTATAGTTCAAACTGATCCATCCGGCTCCGGATTTAAGTTTACCCCAGCCATTGGACTCTTCGACAATAGTATAAACACCTTTGTCACGGATTGTTCCATTGACTTTATAATTGGTACCGGGACCACTTCGATAATTCAAAGCCTTTGCAGTTACCTTAACAAGATATGCCTTAAAGGTAGGAGCCGGTGTGGGTGCAGCCGAAACCACTGTAAGGTTCTTGATATTGATAGGTGACATGATGTCGTTTGTCTTGCTTTTGTTCTGTCTAAGAACAGCTCTGTCGCTACCCTTCGGTAAGCTTATATACCACTGGTCTTTCTTGACCCAACCAGGAATCTTACCACCAGTATAATAAGTGCTGTTCGGATTGATTGATACCAAGTCACCGTCTTTTACCCTGGCAGGTGTTGGAACCGGTTCAGCGGCTTTCAAAACTAAGCCAAAGTATTCCGCATAAACCTGAGCCTTTACTTTGGCCAGCCTTTTAAGGTTATCGGAATTGTTCAGCCACTTACACTCAGTAGGGTTATCGTGGAATCCATGCTCACAAATGAATGCATGCTTGACTCCCGACTTACCATAGTAATTCATGGCTGCCCTTATCACACCGTAATAGTCCCAATCTTTTCGGTTGGGATATAGCCTGGTACTTGCTCCGCGATAATACGTAACTCCTGTATCAGCTTTCATCAGAGCTGTCACAGCATTTCCCATTTTATCGTAAAGAGATTTGTCTGAACGATGAATGGAAATGTGCGTCGATACTCCTTTTGCCGAGCCAGAGTTGTCATATGCATTGGTGTGAATTGACTCAAATACATCGCAATTATTCTTGACTGCCATGTAACCCCTATCCCAAAGGGATGGATTGTCCTCGAGCTTTGCCTTTGTCATAAAGACTACGACGTCTTTATATTTTTCCAGTTCCGCTTTTAAGTAGTACGCAAGTTCGAAAACTCGATTGCTTTCATAATACTGTGGCGGTCCCGGATCTTTACCCTTGTTATAATTGACTGAATGCCCAGGGTCAAGGCAAATTCTTAAGCCTCCCATTATTTGGTACCTCCTTCTTCATCAGGAACGGTTCCTTCCGGAATTTCCAATTCCTCTGACGCAACGATCGTGCGCTCTTCGTCAACTAAGACGATTTGGTCCTTGTCTTCATTGCTTGTCATTTGAATCCTCCTCCTTATCTGTATCACAGTAGTCGTCAAGTTTTTTCTTAACGACGTGTTTGAAAAGGCCTAAGCCCTGAACACCAGCGTCATTGAGATTTTCTATAATAGATAGAACATCTCGTAAAAACATTATCGTATAAACAGCTTGTGTGAACCATATCGCTATATCTTTTATAATCATTAAATTATAAGCACAGCCACTAATAACTAACATTATGCCGAAGATAAGTAGTTTATCTATGGTACCTTTAGCAAACTTATTACTGGCTATCTTTCGGCACCTCGCAGCTTTTCTAAAACCGCCGTTCTGCTTTGACAGAGCAAATAATTTTGTAAGTAAGTCTAGCCCCATTAAAATTAGAACAGCGCCTGCTGACTTTGCAAGGGCTGATGTGGGAAACAAAAAAGTTACTATCCACGCCCAAGCTGCTCCTAAACTTACTATTACGTCATTCTCAAAGTATCTCTTAACTTGTTCCCACATAAACAATCTCCTTTTAAGTCAAATTTTAATTAAATAAATAAGCCACTTCCATTATTCCACAAAGCTTCTCTTTCACGGAGCCGTACCAGTAGAGGTAAGAAGTCCTTCCCAAGGAACACTAGCTATAGCTATTTCGTCACTATAACCCGTCACTTGAACAAATAATTCGCCGGCTAGCTCAGGTGCCAAAATAACTTCTGCTGTACCACCGATCGCATAGACGATCTTTTCTTCTGTAAAGAATCCTTCGATTAACTCTATCCTATAACATTCATATTCTTCAGTAGAGGTAATGTTGAATTGGAAGTTATTATCTCCTAAGTCTGTAATTGTTACTTCAGGTGCTCTACCTGTTATTTTCTTATTGTGTATAGGACACATTACGTAACTATTATCCATATGTAACAAAGTAAAGAAGCCGTAAGCACCATAGCCTGGTAAGTTTTTAATACCTAAATCTCTAACTTGTTTAGCTGTTAATAAGTTAGGCTTTTTAGTGAATTCTAAGGCACTATAAATCCCGTAATTGGGGGTACTTACAGCGTTATTTAATTTAGTGCCTTCTATATAGAAAGACCATAAAGCGTTGTTTGGTTCGTGACTAAATTGAGCCTGCTCAATTTCATCAGGAGTAAGATCGTGTATATAAGCAAACTCAAACTTCATAATCGCTTACCCCCTTTCAAACTTCATTTGAATAGAAGAACCGAGCTGAAAGTTACTGTTTTTAATCGGTACCCTTGAAGTAACTTTTGCAGTTAAAACAGAGCCACTTGGTGGCGGTGATGCAAAAGTTACAGATGAAACATCATTTCCAAACCCAACTAACGGGTCCACTGTAGTTGTACCATAATCACCTTGAGAACCTCGCCTAGCATATGTAACCACAAATCTTACATATCTTGAAGTAACAGGTGTAGGAAGAGCATATTTACTAAACAAAGTACTGTTTGACATCCCAGTTTGGTCAACAACCTCTGTCCAATTTTCTCCATCCTCTGATATACTTAATCTCGCCCTAGACGCCCAGAAATAATAACTGCTTGCTGCTGTTCCTCTACTATGAGGAAGATTTTTGGAATAAATATGCGATATTGTTATTGGCTCTCCAAAGTCATAATCTATCGTTCTTGTTGTGCCTGCAAAGTCATAATCTGATGGGTAACCATGTGCCCCAAGCCCTCCAGTACAAACAGGAATAATAGTAGCACGTTCAACAGGAGAAATAGCCATTACTTTTGACATATCTGCAGACGGCAAAGACCTAAGTGAACGCCTTATAGATTGTGGTACAACCACATAATCTTCAGTGTCTTGAATTACGCCATCAATTTTAACCTCAACATCTTCAGCATGAAAATACGTGAGCGGAATATCAAACGCGGTAGTTATACCGTCACCTGTTCCAAGTGGAAGGTTATTATAAACATATGGTGTAAACATTCCAGAGTTTTCGACATCAATCATAAACTTTGTATTGCCTATCATAACGGCTGCCCATTCACGATATTCCATACTTCCATTATCTGCTGCCGCAAGCATTATAGGTCCATTTATCCTTATAGTTTTATTCTCAGTGTCACTTACTCTCGAGCCAGCCTTAGCAACCTGCTCTAGCGAAGTTAAATCACCAATTGAATTTCCAATATAGTCATTTACCTTTGTAGTAAAAAAGTAAATGCTTGTATCTAACACAGCATTTCCAAGCATTAAATCACGAGAAGCTTGCAAAGGTCTAAACATAATAAACTCAGGTAAATCTTCACCAACCATTTCGTAATATACAGTAACTCGTATTATCAGTATGTCAAGAGCACCTTTGTCAATTACAATTGGGTTACCTTCAGCATCTTGAACCAAAGAGCGAGTATACACAACCGTACCTGATGTTGTATTTGACAAACCAATTTCTGAAATATCTCCAGTTAACGTACCTTCTGGAATTGTACATGACAACACCCTTGTCACAGGCACTGCAGATGAGTCGTTTGTGACTGTAGCAGCATAAGAACCCCTTACACTACCAAGCGATACCTGTGAAGCATCGACTGCACCAGTGCCTTGACCGACCCTAATAACATTTAAATTTGGTGCTGCATTGTTGCTTATTAAGTATGTAAAATAATTGTCCAACACCATATTGTGACTTACATACTTTTGTACCGTGCCGTCAGGCTTTTGTAAAGAAAGCTCATAAACATTCTTTACCTTTGTTTTTGTGTTAATATTAATCATAATGGTTCACTCCCTACATATTCATGATTGATGTCCAACGATGTAAATGTTGCAACTATCAAAGCCTCTCCATGGTTTATGTCCTCATATGTTACAAAATTCAAAGCATCATAAACTATTTCAAAGTCAACTAGCGATGTTGCTACATTCACATTTTCTGGTTGCTCCTGTGTAATAAACTCTAACCCATCGTAAGCAATAGACAATTCCACAAATGATGCTCTTACCTTTGCTTCTCCGGCAAACTGCATTGGCACCTCTTCACCAGGAATAACAAATGGAGTTGTCGGTACAAAAGCAGTTGAAGATGAAAGCTCGTTTTGTACAGAATAAATATATGCAGACGTAGGTGCAAACTTTATCACAAGGTCAGCATATAGGCTATAAGGTTCTGTCTCAAGTCGAATAGTTCTATTGTCCAACCAAATCAGGCTTACGATGTTTAATGGCTGTCCATTTTGTTTTTCTGCACTAATACCTGTGGTAATACTTTCATCTAGCAGATAAATTGGGTAATTAAACTTTATTATAGTAGTTGTAGCAGACTGCCTTTCGCTGTTGTCTGCATCCACAGATAAAGCTTGTGTTCCAGAGTCTACATTATCATACCACAAAGTCCATAAAGACTTTCCAAAATATCTAAGTACAACACTCTGTGGAGCAGCACCAAAACCAATTGTAGTCCTCTCTGTAATAAAGTGTTTATTACAACCAGTAACACTAAACCCTAATCTATAATCATTAAGCCTATGAACATGAACTTTAGTGTTACCATCTCCGGCCTCTTCAAGTTGCTCTTCACTTTCCCAGGCAGGGGTACCAGCTGCTTTACCAACCTTTGCTCTATAAGCAACAGTGCCAGATAAAGTAACATAGGCGACTACTAATCCCATATCTTGTTCAGGAAACAATTTGCTGTTCCACCCTCTACAAACAGATATGTTTAGTACATTGGTAGCTAACTGTTGTTTAGTACTTTCATCACTCCAATATTGATACCAAAGATTATTATTTAAATCTGTCCAAAATATACTAGGATACTCATCGGTAAGTAAACGGAGAGTTTCTCCAACAACCTCAAAAATACCATCGAATTCGATAGCTGCTTCTTTTACATTAGGTAAGACGAAATCTACCGTCCAGTTGGATAAACCTATCTCATTTGGTGCGATATGTCTAATTGTAGCAATATTATCTACTACACCTACTGTGTATAGCATTGTAGGTTCTACTGAAGTAATTTCAGTCTTAGCAGTTATGTCGTTTATCATATAAAAGGAGTCAAGCAGCCGCTCTGCCATATGGGCCCCATCTATAGTATAAAGCATTGCACGAGTTGGAATTTTTACATTGCCTTCTGTGGCTTGCAAAGTAACATAAAAGTTATGATACCCTATATGGCTCTTCAGATACGAATGAGGAAAACCAATAGTATGCTTACCTGCATTAACAGAAATAATGGATGGAGAATAAAGACACTTTCGCAAGTCATCATATATGCGTAAAACAATCTCTGCTTTATTACTAGCTAAAAAAGATAACGTAAAGTGTCCTTGTAAATCTGTATTCTCTAACAGATTGGCGGTAATCAAACCTACTGTAACTTCTTCAGTAGTTAATGTCATATCATATGTATTATAATCAGCAAGTAACTTAGGTAATTCACCACGTAACTCTTCGATACTTTCATCATATGATTGTGTTACAATGTCTAAAGACAATTGCTGTACAGTACACGCACCAGTGGTGGTAAGTTCTACATACGCTTCAATATAGGAACCCGTAATCAAGTCTAACAAAGCGGAATAAAAATCACCTGTATTAGACAGTAAGAAACACGAATGATGATTATATGCACTACTCGTACGAACAAATATATTACAACGAATGTCTGTAGGTAAAGTTAAATCTCCAGGTAACACAACAGCACTCAAAGTTCCTGGAGCCAAAGACTTTATGTCGCTCTCCAGTAAAGTTACTCTTGCCGATCCGGCACCAGTAAAAGTAAAAGATAATGCAGAATAGGTGCAATTGACTAATTGCCAGCGAGAAGCTAAAGTTGGTAAAATATTCATTATACCACCTCCAGTATGTCAGCAGCGATCAAACGGATCTGCGCATGTAGCGCACCAGTGTAGTTAAACTGTTGCCGCAATATATACCCCGTAAAGTTGATAGAATACTTTTCGCTATAGACGGTGATCTTATCCCCTAAGTGTAAAAGAGGATTGCCACGAACTTCTAAATCTAGGAAAGGTAAATTGCTATTAGCAAAACGTGTTAAGATTTGTCTTTGTTGATCAGCTATGATGGGCGTCTGTACATATATATTATCCAAAGATAACGGGTTAATTCCACTTTTGAAATACTCTGACTTCAGAATTTCAATGCTACGACCGCTGAAGACTAAGGTTACGTTAGCAGTATCATCCCCCGTATTACTTAGAGTATAAAGAACATCGTAAGGAGTGGCTGAAAAAGTTACAAGTTGTGTGTTAGGTAAATTTGAAATAAGTTTAGCTACCTCTACACGAATTACAGGAACTACTGCAAATTGTGTAGTGTCACTATTTAAAGTACCAACGGGTAATACTAAATCTTTGATATTCAACAGTTCTTTCAAATCCGTCAGCTGATGTTTGTTTAACATGACAATAGCCCCGTCAAATTCCTTTGACAAGGATTGTTTTATTTCAGCCGAGATTAACTGGTCTTGATCTGTGATGGTTGCTCTTACGGATTTAGGAGTAGTCATGTTAATAACATTAACTATTCCCATACGATTACAAAAGCAGGCGGCCATTGCCCCTGTGGATAGTGTTTGTAGTGTTGCTCTATTATCACTTAACACATACCACCAATCTAATACGTTTGTTAGAGACGGGTCAATAACATGTGGTGCTGATAATGCAGTTAAGAGTTCTTCATATGCGTCCGCAATAGTAATTTGCTCTCTTACGGGTGGCTTAGGCGGATCGCTGTTGAAGATCCTATTAAGATCGTCATAGCAGGATACAGTTGCTTGTAAACTGGTGATAGTAGCATTCCATTCATTGACGTAAAAGACACCCATTTGAATCCAGTTAGTATTTTTTGTACGTAAATAAGGGATAACTTTCACACCAGACTTAATTTTGCCATAATAGGGTCCTGTTGTATTGGCAGGGCTGAAGATGCCTTCTTCATTGAAAAGCGAGAATGAAAAATCATTTGCCGAGGTATCTCCAATAGGGTTATTATTAGAATCATTGCCTACTTCTTCTAGGATATTCCAATCGATAAGATAATCATCCTTGTCTATTGTAATGGGTGTTGCGTCAAAGAATATTTCAATCTTGGACTCTATTGCACGTGAATCTGCATTGTAGTCTGCATCGGTTGCATTGTATAAATCCGGCATCTTCTTCACCTCCTACCATTAGTTATTTTTCGATTAGATTAAATGTTACCCCTTTCCACACCCATTTAGCTCCTGTACGAA